TGCCTTTGACGTAAACAAGAAAGTAGCCTGTCATGTGTTCGGCAGAAATTCTGTCGAAGAGACAAATATAGCGGTTTTAATCTCAGAGCAGATGGGGGCGGCGTACAAGATACCGCTGAAACTCGCTGAGAGACGCTTTATGACCCTTCAAGACCTAAACACGACACTTTATACGGATTCTATGAAACAAGGGCATATAAGGGCGATTTTGAGCCGCAAGACGCAAAAGCCGCAAGAGGAATTTGCCGTCATGCGGGAAGTTTACCCACAGGGCATGATAAACAGAAAAGGAGGCCAAAAAAATGGCAGATAAGAAAACCACCACGGCGGCTGAACCCGCTGTGGCTTGCAAGTACACGGTCGATGAATTTAAGGCCGCGTCCTTTGACCTGTTTGGACAGGGCGACCACATTGTGGACGGGGCGTTTTACGGCAAGGATTTGACCGCAACGTACACCGTAGCAGAGGCAAGGAAGTTCGTTAAGGATTTTCTTGCGAAGCCTGTAAAGTAAAGGAGGAACACGATTATGGCAGGTGGCGAATGGGAGATTACAGACCTCCCCAAATTACCCGGATTGTACATGAACTTCAAGGCGGCGGCATTGGCAGCAGTCTCCACGGGCGACCGTGGGACGGTAGTTGTGCCGTATAAAGCGCATTGGGGCAAGGTAGGAGGCTTTACGGAGCTGTACAGAGAAACCGATATTTTGACCGTTTTCGGCAGTATCGAAGATACCAACGGCAGTACCTTCTACAAAACGCTTAGAATGTGTTGCCTTGGCAGCCCGAAGAAGATTCTCGGATACCGTCTTGCTTCCAGCGCAGCGGCAAAAGCCGCGCTGACGTTGAAGGACGGGGAGAATGCGGACAAGGTTACTCTTTCCGCGAAGTACGAAGGCGAACGCGGGAATGCTTTCAAGGCGACCCTCGCGGCAAGCCTCACAGATGAAGGCGTTTATACGCTGAAACTCTACGAGGACACCACCCTTCTGAAAACGTATGAGTTCACGACCTGGCAGGAGCTTGTTGACGCGGTCAACGCTGATAACTCTTATGTTACGGCGGCGAAAGTGGCGGCAGACACCGACCTTAGCGGGAATACGTTCAAGATTGTTTCCTCGGCGGCCTTCACGGGCGGTAATTCCGGCATTACAGGAGTTACGGCGGCTGACTATTTGGCCATGCTGAATGTGTTGGAGCAGGAAACCTTTAATATTCTGACCTTGGACGGCGTGACTGACGCAGCTATTCAGACCACCGTCGCTACTTGGGTTAAGAATATGCGCAAGAACGGCAAAAAGATTGTGGCCTTTATGGGCGGCAGCAACGAGGACGACACCTGTGATGAAGCCGTTTCGCGCACGATTTCCCGCTCGGCAGGTTTCAACCACGAAGGCATTATCAACGTGGGTGTAGGCGTTGTCCTCGACGATGTTTCCTACTCCTCGGCAGAAGCCGCGCCCTATGCGGCCGGATTGATGGCGGGGCAGAAAATGACCGAAAGCACCACCTACGCGGCAACGCCTTTCGATGATGTTACCCGCCGTTGGAAGGGCGGCAGAAGTTCGGAGCAGGAAAAGGCCGTGACTAATGGCGTATTCCTGTTTGTCTTTGATGGTCGTATCGTCAAGGTTCTGCAGGGCATTAACAGCCTTATCACATTGCGGCAAGACCAGAATAACGCCTTCAAGAAAATCCGTAGCATTCGCACTATGGACGCTATTGACAGCGATATGCAGCAGACCGCCGAAGATAACTACATCGGCAAGATTAACAACACCGAAGAAGGGCGACAGGCTTTAGTCGGTGCTTGCAAGCAGTACATGGAGGTTTGTGCGCAGGGCGGCATTATCGAAAAGGGTACGTATGATGTGTATTGCGACCCCACCTACCACGGGGCGAACGCAACCATCAAGCCGGAGCCTGACCAGGTATTCCTCAAGTGGGAAGCTCAGGTTACAGATGTTGTCGAGAAGATTTTCTCGAATTTTGTTTGCAAATAAGAGGGAGGTTTAAGGAATTATGCCTTATGGAGCAGGTTTTGACTCCGTTCGTGCCGTTGTTGGCACGTTCGGGTACATTTACAAAGAGGGCAAGTGGCTCAGCCAGTACAACAAGTGTCAAGCGAGCGTTGAAATTGGCAAGGCCGAAATTAAGCCCGCTGGCGACCGTTGGGTGCGTCACAAGGTTATCTCGCTGAAAGGCACGGGCAGCATTTCCGGCTATAAGGTTACGGACGAACTTCTCAACGAAGTTTCCGTAGTTGCACACAGCGACAAGCCGTCCATGCGTACAGAGCTTATCATCACTCTGGACGACCCGGAAGCATGGGGCGCAGAGCGTATCCGTTTGCAGAATGTCATGTTTGATAACATCGACATTGCAAACTGGGAGCACTCGAAAGAGATTGAGGAAGAATGGAAGTTCACCTTTGAGGGTTACGAACTTCTGGACATTATCGAAGAGTAAGGATAAAACCGCTACACATTTAGGAGGATAAAGACAATGGCAAAAGAGAATTTCACCGAAATTGACGAAAATATGCAGGAGGCCGATATTATCGCAAAGCTGATGGCGGCTGACCCGGACAATGTGCCGACTATGGTTATACCGTTGGAGCGTTTGGGGATTCCTGTCACGCTGAAAGCGTTGACGGGTAAGCAGGTTTCCAGATTGCGCGACCGCAACACGCAGACCATCAAGACGAAGAACGGTCCGGTGGACAAGCTGGACACGGAGGCGTACGGGATTGCGCTCATTGCGGCCTCTAGCGTGAAGCCGAATTTTGCTGACCCCAAACTTTTGGAGAAATTCAAGGCCTCCAGTGCCAACGAAGTTATCAAGCGTCTTTTGCTGGCGGGCGAATTGAACCTGCTTAGCGACGGCGTTCTTGAGGTTTCCGGCTATAATATGACGCTTGACGACATAAAAAACTGATTGCGGGCGGGAAAACCTTTTTGTCGGTTCTCCATGCCCTCAGTGTGAGGCGGCATATTACACCGGGACAATTCTTTGCTATGCCAGTTATGGAGCAGAAATTTTTAGTCTGCTCCATTTTGGTAGAGCTAGAAGCAGACAAAGCGATTATGGATAAAATAGAGGCACAAAGAAATGGCTGATAAAGAGTTTTACCGCTTGAACCTTGTTCTCGATATGCAAGACAAGCTGACCTCGAAACTTTCCCGGATTGATGGGAAAGTCAATCAGGTCGAAGCAAGATTTAAGCGAACGGAAACCGCCGTAAAAAGCCTCGGCAATGCGAGAGCTGAACCGAGGGTAACGGCGCACACAGAGGACGCAGAAAGCAAGCTGAACAGGCTTGAGAGCAACGTCCGAAAGATTGACCGATTGACAGCCCGCGCAAGGGTTGACGCTGACGACAGAGCCACGGGCAAGACGCAGCAGGTACAAAGCCGATTGCGCAGCGTTACGGGCAAGGCTTGGAAAGTTACCTTGTCGCTCAAAGACGAAGTAAGCAACAAGCTGACCGCGATTAAAAGCGGCCTTTCTTCCCCGTTGGCGGCTATGGGTTTGGGCGCGGCGACTATGGGCATAGGCGGTTTCGCGATTGATTCCGCGCAGAAAGCTATGGATTTCTCCTATCAGATTTCCAATATCGAAGCCCTCACAGGCATGAATAAGGAGCTTGAAAAGGACAGAGCACAGCTAGAACTAATAAAGAAAAAAGCCCTTGACCTCGGCGCAGCAACACAATTCTCGTCCACAGAGGCGGCGCAGGGCATGACAGAACTACTCAAGGCAGGTATGAGCGTTGAGCAGGTTATGAACGGCGCGGCTGACGCGGCCTTGAATTTGGCAGCGGCGGGCGAGTTGTCTTTGCCAGAGGCGGCGGAAATTATGTCCACGGCTATGAACGCTTTCAAAATGAGCGACGCTTCACACGCGGCGGACGTTTTAGCCGGGGCGGCGAATGCGTCTGCTACGGACGTTCACGAAATGAAATATGCGTTAGCAGCTTCGGCAGCAGTTGCGGCGCAGGTTAATATGAGTTTTGACGACACGAACACAGCACTCGCGGTATTCGCACAAAACAGCTTAAAGGGCTCGGACGCAGGTACATCACTAAAGACGATGTTAATGCGGCTGCAGCCCTCCACAAAAGCGCAGTATATGGCCTTTCAGCAATTAGGATTGTTGACTGAACAGGGTACAAGTAAATTCTATGACGCTGAGGGACGCATGAAGTCTCTTGCAGAGGTTTCCGACCTGTTAAATAAAAGTTTGGCAGATTACAACCCTATGGAAAGGCAGCAATTCCTTGAAACCATGTTTGGCTCGGACGCTATCCGTGGTGCCAGCATTTTAGCAGATGTTGGCAAAGAGGGCGTCCAAAAAATGGCCAAAGAAATGACGCAGTATACAGCGGCAGACGTGGCAAGAAAGAAGTGGGACAACGCAAAAGGCGACCTTGTCCGCTTACAGTCAGCTTTTCAGAATTTCCAGGTACAGGCATTAGCACCGCTTGAACCCGCTATCGGCAAAGTTGCGAAGGGGTTATCCGATTTCTTTAGCGGCAACGTCGAAGGGGCAGCAAACAGCATGGAAAGCCTGTCGAACCGGATTGTCGGCTTTATGGACAGTTTGGCAGGAGACGAAAAGTTTCAGCAGATGGAATGGGGAGATAAAGTCGTTTATGTCCTCGATAAAATGCTGGAGGCCATTGACGAATGGGTCAGCGGTCCAGGCGGGCAGCAGTTTGGAAAGGTTCTTGAAAAGCTCGCGGAAATTGGCATGAGGGCGTTTATGGCCGCGCTTATGGGATTGTTCAAAGGGGCAATTAAAAGCCTGTTTGAAGGCAATTTCATAGGGGCAGCAGGGCTCGGCCTTGGCTTTACGATGTTGGGCGGCGGGAAGATTCTCGGCGGCTTGATGAAGGGAGCAAAGGCAGTCGGCAAAGTTGCCCTCGGCGGCGAAAAGGCCGGGGCGATTTTCAGCGACGCAAAAGCACTCGCGCAGGAAAGCGGCAGGGGCAAAATTATGTCCACGATTGACGCGGCGCAGTTCACAGTCGAAACAAGCCCGGTAGGGAAGTTCTTTCAAGCGGCGAAGCAGTTACCTGCCACGGTTGCAGAAAGCCCCGTAGGGAAGGCGTTCTCAGCTATTGCAGAAACCCCGGCGGCAAAGGCAGTCGGCAAAGTTGCAAGCAAAGCGGCAGCACCTTTAGCGGCGGCTACGGACGCATACGACCTTGCGACCAGTGATAACAAAGGCGAAAAGGCCGGAGCTATCGCAGGACATTGGGCAGGGGCGGCGGTCGGAGCTAAAGCAGGGGCAGCGGCCGGCACGTCAATCGGCTTGTTGTTTGGCGGCGCAGGAGCTGCACCGGGCGCGGCTATTGGCGGTGCTTTAGGTGGCATTGCGGGATTTTTCGGAGGCGACAAGGTCGGCGGCATGATAGGCGACTTTATGTCGAAATTCGATTTTTCAGCGGCAAAAGAAAAAGCCGGGGCAATGTTCGAGGGCGTCAAGGAGAAAGCCGCGAACGCTTTCACAGGAGCAAAAGAACAGGCCGCGAACATCTTCACAGGTGCGAAGGAGCAAGCCGGGGCAATGTTCGACGGAGCAAAAGAGAGGGTAGCAAAAGCCCTTGATTTCTCGGAGTACATTGACAAGGCAAAAGACCGTTTCGCAAGCATGAAGGAAACCATAGCGCAGACCTTCACGGCTGAAAATATCGGTTTTGCCATTGGCTATGCTTTTGAGCGTTTGCAGATGTTACCGGGGGAGGCTGAACAATATTTCACCGACCTTGGGGAGCGCATAAAGACGGCTTTTTCCGACGCAGTAACAGCCGCCGGGGAGCAGTTCGACCAATTTGTTACAGAGTCAAAAGCCTATTTTGACCAGCTTATTACAGACGCGGAAACGTGGCTAGACGAATTTGTTACCAACAATCAGCAGTATTTTGGGCAGCTCGTCGAGGACGCGGGAACGTGGTTGAGTGAATTGCCGGAGAGAGTTGGCACATGGTACGAGCAGACCAAAGCAAGCGCAAGCCAAAAGCTGTCCCAGATGGCTGAAGATGTTTCTAAGTGGTTCTCAGAATTACCGGGGAGAGCTGAACAGGGATTGAGTGCCCTTTATACAAACGTTTCCAATTGGTGCTCGAACATTATCTCGGACGTCCGCAATTGGTTCTCACAGTTACCGGGCATTATTGCCGGGGCATTTGAGCAAGCAGCGGCAACGGTTCAGAGCAAATGGACGGCCTTGAAAAGTTGGGTAAGCGAAAAGGCAAGCAGTTTCTCGTTTGGATTCAACGCGGGACAAAGTTCAGCGCGCCGGGGATTTGCTAACGGCGGTTTCGTAAACCGGGCAGAGACGGTCAACGTTGCAGAGGGCAACAGGCTTGAGGCCATTATTCCTCTTGACCCCTCGAAGCGTACGCGGGGCGTCTCCTTGTGGCAACAGGCAGGAGCTATGCTAGGCATGGACACCGCCGGGACTACACAAAACGGTAGTGGATCTACTTCTTTCACACAGCAGGTCGTCCAATTCCTCCAGGAAAGCGGCAGCGGGCAAGTTGTTTCCGCAATGTCGAGTATGCAACCTGCATTTGCAGGGGCGGCAGGTTTCGGCAGCGGGGGAACAAGCGAAGCACCGCAAGGCGGCAACAACTTCACATTTAGCGGCATGAATATTTCCATGGGCAACAATATGTCCGAGGAAGAAATGGCGGTAGCCATTGGCAAAAGGATTATGGCCGAAATTCGGCAGAGTTTTGAGAACAGGGGGTGATAATCTATGTTTGGCGGCATTGGTATAAGTTCTTACACCGCAAAAAACGCGCTGTGGAACGGCATAAGCAGCGGGCAGAGTTTAGGGCAGATAGCCGGGGGACTTCTCAACGAAGCCCTCGGACTGGACACCTTTATAAACAAGGTCAACTGCTTTATTATCGACCAGCAGACAGGCATAGAAATGCAGCTACCTGTCAACCCGGAAAAGATAAAACTGAGGTGGGGGAGAAAGACCGAAACAGTCAATATCCTAAACCTCGGTGAAGTCGATTTTACGACCGGGGACAAATTGACAGAGGTTTCTTTTGAGAGCTTTTTTCCGGCGCAGTATGTACCTACGTATTGTGTAACCGCAATGCCGCCGTCGCCAGACAGCGCAAACGCGGTTATGAACGCATGGAAAAGCCGCTTTCAAGAGCCTGTCAAAAACCTAAAAGACCCCATACAGCTTATTATTACAGGGGCGCAGGATATAAATATGCTGTGCCTTTTGAGTTCTTATGAGTCTGATGAACACGGCGGCGAGCCGGGGGACATTTATTATACGGCTACTTTCAGAGAGTGGCGGGAGATAAACGTCCGAAAAGAGTCGGAGGAAAAGCAAGACCCGCGCGTCAATATGAAGCCACGGCCTACGCTTGTCAAAATGCCCGCGACCGTTGACGGGATTTTCGGGACTCAAGAAGGATTGTGGAAGTTGGCGAAGCAGCATTATGGAGACGGCGAAAGCTGGAGCCGGATTGCTATCAAAAACGCCACAAGGGGCATAGGGGGCGGGATTAGGTTATGATTCAGCCGGGAGTATGCAAATACGATGTTATTCTGCAGGACAAATATTACTTGCGTGAATGTATTCAGCGTTTAGAGCTTGAGGACAGACTGGACGAAATAGCCTACTGCGCAAAGGCTCGACTCGCTGTACCGGGCGACCAATTCACAGGCCTACCGAAGATTTTACCCGGCATGGAAATACGGGTAAGCGGTACGAAGTTTGGGGAGGATAAATACTCATATATTATTCAACCCGGCGTCGTTTGGGAAGTGAATATAGATAACAGGGCGCGTCGTAATTGGGATTTGACCATTTACGACCGTACGATTTATCTTGCCAAAAGCAAAGATGAATTTCTTTTCCCAGAGGGGAGCACCGCCACAGACCGCATAAAGGAAATTTGCGGAAAATGGAATATCCCCATAGCGAACCTTCCTAACACGGGGCAAGCCCTCGCGAAGGAGGCAAGCCGCGTAACCCCTATATGGAACATTATGAAGAAAGCTCTAGTCGAGACGGGCAGCAAAAGCGGGAAACTATACACCTTGCGAATGCAGCCAGACGGCCTAGAGCTTTTTGAAATTGGTTCAAATAAAGATGTTTGGGTATTTGAGTTTGGGGCGAACCTACGCACCGTCTCACAGAAGCAGACACTTGAAGGAGCTTGTACGAAAGTCAAGGTATTGGGGAAGAAGTCGAAAGGCAGTTTGTCTCCGGTTTCTTCTACGGCCAGTGCCGATACAGACAAGTATGGAACTATTCAAGATGTTCTGCAGGACGAAAAAGCCATCGACGCGGGGACAGCAAACAGCAAAGCCCAAAATATGCTAGGCGGGATTCAAGAGGTCGTAAAGGTTGAGGCGATAGACATTAACACCATACGCAAGGGCGATAAGGTTATCGTTCAAGGTTGGGAAAATGGGCTATATGTTATCAGCGTACGACACGAGTTAGGAAGCCCCGGCAAAATGCAAATGGAGCTTGCACCATTGGACTACATAAGGAGGAAATACTACCGTGAAAGATAACCCTTTTAAGCAGCTTGCAAGCGTTCTTGACGACCAAATGAAGAAGCGGGCGAACGAGGGGATGAATGGCCGATGGAGTATGCACGAACTGGGAACGATTGTCGCGGGTATGGGCTTGAAGTTGGATAATTTCGGTCCCGTTATCTACGATTACAAGGTCAACAGGATTCTGACCGACAAAGAGCCTTATGTCACCGATACGGAAGTTGTTGGAGGCGGCGGCGGGTATGCAGAATACGAGCCGCATAGTCACCCGGTTATTACACCGCCGGAGCAGTTGCCGCTACACGTTGGCGACAGGGTATTAGTTGCGCCCGTTGATAACGGACAGGTTTTTGTCGTGGAATGCGTTGTTGTTGACGGTCCAGGGGGAGGCTGATTATGGCTGAAAATTTATTCCCCACCGTTGGAGTGGAGGCGGCAGAATACGACACGAGCGACACCGCTACAAACGGCGACGTCGCTTATGGTTCTACCGTACAATTCGATTTTGAAAAACATGAGTTTATTCTTTCCCCCACGGGAAAGCAAAAGGAAGTTACAGAGGCAGACGCATGGGGCGAATGGTGCGTAAAAGCATTATGTACAGAGCGTTTCAATTACCTTGTGTACGACTCGAACTATGGGGAAGAACTGGACACCCTTCTAGGCACCAGCAGACCCCACGAGGTAATCGAGTCGGAAATTAGGCGCATGGTAAAAGAATGTTTGATGTGCGATAAGCGAACCGCGAGCGTCAGCGAGTTTTCTTTTCAGTGGGTCGAAGATGGGATTATTTTTTCCTGCCGTATTACCAATACGCTAGGAGACGATATGACACTAACGCGGAAGGTGGTGAGGTAAAAAATGAGTATTGAGAACCCGGATTATTTAGTCACGGCTGACACGACGGAAGAAGCCATACGAAACAGACTTTTGAGTCATGTGCCGGATTCCGTAGACAAAAGTCAAGGCTCATATATTTGGGACGCACACGCTCCCGTAGCTATCGAGCTTGTTTTTGCCCGTATGGCATTGCAGAAAATTATTCAGCTTGGTTTTGCGGAAACAAGCGACATAGAGCACCTCACCATGAGGGCGCGGGAACACGGCGTAGAGCGCAAGGAAGCAACCTACGCCACGGGTACAATAACGATTACAGGGACACCGGGAACAATTGTCCCGGCAGGATTCAGAGTAGCCACAGAGGCAGACGCTGACATCAATATTCCGAGCGTATTTTTTGCGACGACGGCAAGCGTGACAATTCCGGCAGCAGGGACGGTAGATGTACCTGTCAAAGCGGAAGAAGCAGGACAGGCCGGAAATGTTGCAGCAGGGTGCGTCGTTGTATTGGCGCAGAGCAGGGACGGCGTTATCAGCGTAACGAACCCTTCACCGACCACGGGCGGCACGGAGAATGAAGATTTTGATTCACTTCTCGCCCGGTATTTGACGAAGGTTAGAAACCCCGGCACATCGGGGAACGAGGACGACTACCAGCAATGGGCGTTGAGTGTTCCCGGCGTCGGCGGGGCGCACGTTCAATCCTTGTGGAACGGGGAAGGGACTGTAAGAGTTATCATCATTGACGAAAACAAGCAGCCCGCAAACGCTGAACTCGTTGCAGCGGTGCAGGAGTTTTTGATGGTGAACGCGGGGGCAGGGGACAGGAAAGCACCTATCGGGGCGACCGTTACCGTAGCCAGCGCGAACACGGTCACGGTCAATGTGGAGGCCACGGTTATCCTTTCACAGGGAGAGACGGTGGCAACCGTACAAGAAGCCTTTCAGACGGCCTTGGAAGCATATCTGAAAAGAATTGCCTTCCAGGTCGGTACTATTCGCTATGCACGGATAGGGGCGACCCTCTTGGATATTCCCGGCGTAGTTGATTACAGCAGTCTGAAAGTAAACGGGCAGGAAGATAATATCACGGTCGGTAACGAAGATGTTGCCTTATTGGGGACGGTGACGCTCCATGTCGAATAATATTACGCGGTTTGAGGAAATGATGCGGTTCCTGCCTTGGTACTACCGGGACAGCAAAATTATGAACGGCATTATCCAGGGCGACGCAAAAGAGATTGAGGCATTACGGGCGGGGATTCTGTTTGTATTGGCTCAGTTATACGTTGACACCGCGACCGACTACGGCCTAAAGCTGTGGGAGCGTGAACTTGGGATTACGCCCAAAGAAGGCGCGCCCATAGAATTGCGGCGGGCGCAGATTAAAGCGAAGCTGCAGATGGCCACAATTATGACTCCGAAGCAGATTGAAAATATCGCGAACCTTTTCACCAAAGAAGGGCTGGCGCAAGTCTCGGAAGTTCCCAAAAGCTACCACTTTCACATTAAAGTACCTTACACGGATTTGAAGTGGCCTAAGGAGCTGAAAGAGGCCATCAACAAAGCAAAGCCCGCGCACCTTGGGTACGATGTTATTTTGTCGTGGGGGCGGCGATTTTTCCTCAATTGCGCGGGGGGCGTTGACCTTGTTGAGATTCCCGGCAGGGAATGGACAGAGACGCAGACTCATATCCTTTTTGACGACGGCCTAAACGCAGCCGGGGAGACGGAAACCGTCACGCACACCGAAACCACCACCACAGAGCATAGCGATTATGTTTATGGGGCGGGGACGGTAAACGGCAGATTGCAGCTAAACCGTACAGGGGAATTTTCCCGCGAAGAAAAGGACATGGGCGGGGAGGTTACAGAGCGTTGGAGCGTGTTTATCGGAGCGCGAACCAATTCGAGGGCGTCCCCTTCTACCAACAACGCAGCCAAAGAGGCGCGCAGTCGGACGTACCACGTTGCTGATTGGCAGGAAGTTGAGAACCGCCACGGGAAAGCCCTAAACGCGGCAGGGGGCGGCAAGGTAAAGCGCTGGACGACCACGGACACAAGGACGTGGACAGAAAAGCGGTACAAGAAGCCCGCTCCGTACTACGCCTTGAACAAGGCAGGGACAAAGACCGTCACCCGGCAGGACGTTGGAGAAGATGTGACCGTACAGGAAATTATCTTCAAAGGAGACACCACCAACGGCGGCAAGCCGGAAATGCGGCAGGAGGAAACCACTACAACGAAGATAACCCGTAATATTATCTTCTTGGACGGCGGGCGACTGAATGCCAGAGGCGCGGCAAAGCTGAACGCGGCAGAGAGTCGGCAGGATAGCCAGACGGAAACGACAACGAAGGTCAACACCTTCTACCTTTTCCACGGGGCGACCCTCAACGGCGGCTTGAAGGCAAACAGCGGTCAGCACGAAACCCGGCAGAAAACAATTCATATACCGAAGTGGCGCGATGTTATTAAGCGCAGCGGGGCGACCGTTACGAACAACACAAAGCACCACAGCACAACGGTAGAGATTAAACACACCATACCCGGCAGGATAGAAAAGAAGTTCAACCCGAAACGGGGGACGCTCCTCAACAACCATGCCGTATTGGGATATATGACACTTTAGAAGGAGGATTCACAAGATGAGTGAAAACATCGTCAGATACGCGGGGGACAGCACGACCCGCGAATTATGGGAGAATGGCCCTACGGCGGCTACCGGCTTTTCCAGAGTTTTAAGCCCCGGTCAGCGCAATTTCTCGATGGTGGCGTTTCAACAGGCAAAGCCCCTGCTCGACTCCGAGCTGAACCTTGTTCAGCAGATTCAGAACAAGCTCAGAGCAGACCTTGTCAGAACGATGTTGAAACCGGGCATTATCACCCTCAACATGGAGACGAACATCACCGACAAGAAAAACACCGTTAGATTGTCGAACGGCCTTGCGAATATGAACGGTTGGTTCATTAACCTGTATGGTCAGAATAGAAACGACAATAAAAGCGATGTTATTTTTCCGGCAGCACCGTACAATGGCACCCGTGAGGATTTGGCTTTCCTCGAATGTTGGTTTGAGGAAGTTGCACCGACGGGCAGCCCAGAGGACGACAGCGAAAACGTATACAAGTACGGCGGCGTCAATTCCGGGACGGTGGCGAACGATATTCTCGACCCCACCGCTGAAGACGAAACCACGCGCCGGATTCAGCTCCGTTGGAACATCCGCACCGTAACCGATGTGAATTTCACAAACTATCCGAACGGCGTTGACAACAGCGCGAGAGTCAAGGCAAAGGGCGGCAACAGCACCGAAACCGATTATGCCTTTACTCATGTAGGAGACGGCCTGTACAGAGCAGGAGACGGCTCAAATGCGGCTTGCACGGCGTTGTATTGCGTAGATGGGTATGTGTACGCAATTCCTCTGATTCGCGCTCACAGACGCAATCAGACGGCGTATGACGCAACGGAAAATCCCTACGGCGCACCGACCTATGGTAGCGGCGTTGAGATTCCTACGCGCCTTTATCACGATGTTATCGACGCGCAGGACGTCCAGGTGCTTTTCCCGGTTGCCACGGCCTACCAGCAGGGCGGCGACTACGAGAGCGAAAAGGCCATTATGAAAGAGCTTTTTCAGCAGGTACGGCAGCAGGGCGTCGAGCTCGAGACTTGGAAAAATCAGCGGATTCAGCAGGGCGTGACCATGATTTCAAACAAGTTTGTCATTAGCGGCGCAGTCGTGAACCCTATCGCAGGTACGCGCAATGTTAAGGTGACAAAGACCGGGACTTACACAGCGGGCAATTATTCCCTGCTTTATGTCGATGGCCATATCATCAGCATTACAGACACGCAGGACAGCGTAGCGGCAGTACCGACGAACGACACCACCGAAAGCAAGACCTACTACGCCTATATCGACGGCAGCGGGGAGAATTACACCGTACAGGTCGGCGCAGAAGTTCCCACGGGTAAGCTCGGCCTTTACCGTATCATTGTTCCGGCAGGAGACAGCGCAGCTAACCTCAATTCTGTAACCTTTACGGATATTCGCAGAGTTGAGAGCAATTACAGGAATTTCTACAACGTTCTTCCCGCAACGCAGGTGGATCTACCGTACAGCGCAATTGGCGAAAACTACGACGTAGATTTGACCGTAGAAAGCACGGCTCGCAACCGTAACACCGTTGTTGAGGTTACGCAGAAAACAGAGGATTTCTTTGTTATCACAAGCCGGGGCGAAGCGGATAACATTATGGTACGCTGGACGCTCAAGCAGCCCAAAGCGTAAGAAGGAGGTTATGGCTCAATGTTTGTAAAGAAGGTTACAAAGAAATGGCGTAAATGTGAGTATGTACCGTACGGCGTAGAAGGCAGCGTCCTTTTTGTCGGCCAGGGCGAAAATACGGTAAGCATTGACCTTGAAGCAGAACAGGCAGACCGGGCAAAGTCAATCCGCATTGCGCAGGATTACAGCGGTACGCTCGTTTTTGAAAACAGCAAGTACCGTACGGCGTTGCTTTTGGATATCCCGCCGGAAAGAACGCGGCTCGTGGAAACCGGGGAGCTCAACGAAAAAGACGAACCTATCAAGATTGTTGAAAAGATTCCCGTTGACGTTGACAATTGCTCGATTACTCTTTTCCCGTTGGAGTTTCCGCTTGAAAAAGAGGACGCAGGGCATACCAATAACAATACCGTTATGTGAGAGTTGAAAGGAGACTACAAACATGGAAAGTTTCATCATTGACAAAGACAGAAAAGCAGTAGAGCACGTTTCCGGCGGCAAAATGACGCTTATTTATGACAACGCGGGCAATCCGTCTGTAATGTGTGTGATTCCGAAATTCCGCATGGAAGATGTTGACGCGAACCTTGGAACGGGCGTACACCCGGCTTTTCTGGTGCACGGAAAAGAAGTGCCGGAAATTTTTATCTCGAAGTATCAGAACGTTATCGCAAACGGCAGAGCCTACTCGCTTGCGCATGAAGACCCGAAAGCCTACATCACCTTTGACCAGTCGAAAGCAGCTTGCGACGCAAAAGGCCGGGGCTGGCATATTATGACCCGCGCTGAATGGGCGGCTATTGCGTTGTGGTGCAAGGCGAACGGCTTTATGCCCAGAGGCAACACGGCCTCCGGCAGAGCTTATGACGCGCTGCATGAATGCGGCGTTATGGGCGGCGACGCTCGCACCCTTACGGGCAGCGGTCCCGTGACGTGGAACCACGACAACACCCCGTACGGCATTAGCGATATGTGCGGTAACATCTGGGAGTGGAACGACGGCATGAAGATTATTGACGGTCGTATCTATATCCACGGCGAAGATGGCGTGGCCATGAACAATTTCGACACCGCGAACCTCGAAGGCAATGTCAGCGGCTGGGTAAATACGAACGCCTTCTACATGGGCGACGGCATGAAGATTGGCGCAGCTCGTGCCAACGCAAAAGGCTATGACGGCAACTTCAAAGACCTTGTAGCAAACAGCGGTTTCACGATTCCGAACACTCTTAAGCAGCTCGCGCTCGCTCCTACTACGGGCAACACGACTGACGACCATTTCTACTGCAACACCGAAGGTGAGCGTATCCCGTTATCGGGTGGCGCTTGGGGCAACGGCTCGGATGCGGGCTTGTTCGATTTGTATTTGTGCGACGTTCGTTCGACCTCGTACGGCGGCGTCGGTTTCCGCTCCGCTTATATTGCGATTTGACCCTTGATACTTGTGTTTTGCAGGGGCGGGCGGCAGCCCGTCCCCAGCATTACAAAAAGATTCAGCAAGACATATAGACATTTGGAAAGGTTGA